CAAGCACTTAGAAACGAGCGCCGACCCCGACTTCGCGCTTTCCGTAGCGGAGATGTCGCTGAAGGGGCTTGGTTACGGGGCGAAGACGGGAGGGGTTATCATCAACCAAGGTGGCTCGACGGTTCAGCAGGTCTTTGCTTCCCCCGCCGACCTCGCTGAGGCACGATTGCTCATTACGCAACAGAACGCTCTGCCCCCCGCACCCGCCGCCACCCTCGAGCTGCAGCTATGCGACACGCAGGGGGAGTAACGCAGGCGTACTTCTCCGGCTGGCCACCGTTCGCACTCCGGCGGCGATGTACAGGGAGGCGAGCGGCCGGCGTTCGGTATGAGAAAGCGGTGCAGACGCATCTCCGCGCCCAGTCGCACCTCTACCTCGACAGCCCTTGGCTCCGTTTCCTCGACGAGACGGGCTGGCACTGGTGCCAACCTGACGGAATGCACCTCGACTTCGCCGCCGGCATCCTCACTATCGTCGAGGTTAAATACCAGCACACCCCGCAAGCGTGGGAACAGATGGAGGAATTATACTCCCCCGTCCTCCGCCACCTCTTCCCCGCCTTCCTGTGGCAGATTCGTTACCTGGAAGTGGTGAAATGGTACGACCCAGCGGTTGTCTGCCGCGATGCGGTGAGGCTCGTGGCAGCGCCGTTCGCGCAACACTATCTAAGAGGAGTCCATATATGGAAACCGTAGCAACCACCGAGGGGTTAGTTCCCCTTTCAGCGAAGGAAGCGGTTATGCTCGGGGCGAAGAGCCTTGATGCGTATGGAAAGCTCTGGTTCCCCCGTGCCTACCGCCAAGGAACACCGCCTTTCCACACCGATATAGGGAGGATTCTCTACTCCCCCTCGCGACTTAACGCGTTCGAGGTCTTCCGGGGCGGGGCGAAAACAACCCTTCTCCGCGTTTTCACTTCCCAGCGGATTGCTTACGCCATTTCCCGCACTATCATGTACGTCTCCGTCTCGCAGAGCCACTCGGTCTTCTCCGTTCGCTGGCTGAAGCGGCAGATTGAGTACAACGCTGCGTGGGCGCAGACCTTTCAGTTGCGAAAAGGCTCGAAGTGGACGGACGAGATTATTGAGATATATCATGGAGTAGACGAAACCCCCATCACCATCCTCGCTATGGGTATCACGGGGCAGATTCGCGGCTTCAACCTCGACGATTACCGCCCCGACCTGATTATCGCGGATGATATACTGAGCGAGGAGAACACAGCGACGGCGGAACAGAGGAATAAGATTGCTGACCTCTTCTTCGGCGCGCTTATGAACTCCCTCGCACCGGAGAGCGACTGCCCGAACGCGAAGCTCGTTCTACTCCAGACCCCACTGAACAAGGATGACGTGGTGGAGACTTGCCTGCGCGACATTTCCTGGCACGGCGTTCGCTATTCCGTCTTCGATGAACAGGGGAATTCGCGCTGGGAAGTGCGCCTCCCCACGGCGCAGCTTAAGGTGGATAAGGAAGCCGCCGTCCGCATGGGGCGGTACGCTATTTGGATGCGTGAGATGGAATGCGCGATTGTCCACTCGGAGCAGAAGCCCTTCCAGGTGAGCAACGTCCAGTTCATCGACGTGCTGCCGGACAAAATTCGTTGCCTCATCGCCATCGACCCCGCGTCCAGCGATTCCGCTACCGCAGATGATAACGTTGTGATGACTGTCGGCGCGCATGGGGGGAATATCTACGTACTGGAATACCATGCAGATAAGGGGGAGATGCCGGATGCCACCGCCGCCCACTTCTTCCAACAAATCCTAAAGTGGCGTCCGTTCAAGGCAGCCGTCGAGGCAATTTCCTTCCAGCGCGTCCTTGCTTGGTTCCTCGAAAAGGAGATGGAGAAGCGCCGAATCTTCATCCCCATCGACCGAGTGCAAGACCGGCGCAAAAAAGTTGACCGGATATTGCAAGCTCTGGGCGGCGTGGTAGCATATAAACAGCTGTACATCTACCCAGGTATGGAGAAATTGCTGCAGCAGCTGCAAGATTTCGACCCGAGGGTTGACCAGAAGGATGACGTCATCGACTGCCTCGCTATAGGTATCATGGCGCTCCGGCCATACCTCCGCGACGAAGCCTTCACCGTTGACGGGGAGGCGCGGGAACTGGATGAGGACGAATATGAACCGGCAGTTTACACAAGGGGTTGTCCATGAGTGCTTCGATTAGTATTAACCTGGCGGTTCGCGGTGCGCAGCATCTTCGCTTGGCCGAGCGCCTGCGCGACCGAATAAATGCGGCGCAGCAAGCGATGGGGGATAGGAAGCTGGCGTGGGACAGGCTGGAGAATGACTATCTCGCCTACATGCCCGAGACCGCTGTCGACTCCGTGCGCAAGGGGCTGCGCGACCAGAACGGGCTGCCGCAGTACACGACCATCGTAGTGCCATACAGCTACGCCATGATGCTCACCGCACACACCTATCAAACCTCCGTCTTCTTCGGGCGCTCCCCACTGCAGCAAGTGCAGGGACGCCACGGGGAGGGGCAGATGCAGGAGCAGGCTATTGAAGCGCTCCTCGACTACCAGGTTAATAGCGGTCTCCACCTCCCCCCGTACTACATCTGGCTGCACGATATGCTGAAGTACGGACTTGGGATTGTTGGGTACTACTGGGAGGATGAAATGATTTCCTCCCCTCGCTACGAAATACAGGAGGAAACTTTCCTCGGCGTTAAAACGGGAAGGAAGAAACGGGTTAAGGTTGAGCAAGTGCACAAGGGGTATTCGGGGACGAAGCTCTACAACGTGCGGCCGCAAGACTGGCTTACAGACCCCCGCGTGACTTACGGGAACTTCCAGCAAGGGGAGTTTTGCGGTCGCTACATCGAACTCTCCCGCCTCGAACTGCTCGAAGGGCAGGCGCGGAAGGACTATGTGAATGTGGAGGAACTGCTTCTCCGTGGCCCTTCGAATGGTCAGCGGGATATTGGCAATTCACAGATGCAGCTTCCGGGCGCCGGCACTGGCGCGATTTACTCGAAGGACAACGACCTCGCTCCATTCAAGGGGTATGAGGTCTATGTGAAGTTGCTTCCCCGCGAGTGGGGCTTCGGTGGAGGGGAGAAGGCTGAGGTCTGGGTCTTCACTATCATGACCGACGACATCATCATCTCCGCGAAGCCTGTGGGCTACTGGCACGGGAAGTTTCCGTTCGAGGCGCTGGAGGGGGAGGTGGGCGGGCATGCTACCTACAATCGCTCGATGCTCGAAGTCCTCCAACCGATGAATGATGTACTGAGCTGGCTCGTCAACACCCACTTCTTCAACGTGAGGAAATCGCTGAACGACCAGTTTATCGTCGACCCCTCGCGCATTGTGATGAAGGACTTCACCGACCCTGGGCCTGGCCGCTTGCTGCGACTGAAGCCGGAGGCTTACGGTTCGGATGTTCGGGCGGTTGTTTCGCAGCTTCCTGTGCAGGACGTTACTCGAGCGCATTTGACTGACTTCAACCTCGTCGCGGAAATGATGCAGCGGGTTGGCGGGGTGAACGATTCACTGATGGGCATGGTGAACTCGGGGCGGAAGTCGGCTACTGAGGTGCGGGCATCGACGACCTTCGGTGTCAATCGGATGAAGACGGTGGCGGAGTACGCTGGCGCGACAGGCTTCGGCCCGCTCACTCAGCAGCTCATTCAGGTCACGCAGCAGATGTACGATGATGATAGGCAGTACCGGGTGGCGGGGAGTGCCGCGAAGCTTGGCGCTCCCTACCGCAAGATTACCCCGGAGGACATTGCGGGCTTCTACGATTTCGTGCCAGTGGACGGAACGATGCCAGTTGACCGTTTCGCGCAGGTAAATCTCTGGCAAACAATGATGGCGCAGCTGGGGCAGATGCCGCAGGTGGCGGGGCAGTACGACTTCGGGAAGATTTTCGGGTTCGTGGCGCAGCTCGCAGGGCTGAAGAATATCGAGCAGTTCCGCCTGAGCGTAGCGGATAACGAGCAGGTTGCACTGCAGGCTGCGAAGGGAAACCTCGTACCTATGAACGAGGTGGCGTCTGCCACGACCTCCGGTATGCCGGAACCTGGGCAGGTGCCTGGAATGGGGCCGACATTATGAGCGAAGAAAACAAGAAGGAGCTCCTATCCTCCGCGCTGGAGCTGAAGCGGGCGTATGAGGAGTTGCAAGCCTTTCCTGCGTGGGCGACAATCAAGGCACAGTTGGAGAAGCAAGTACGGGTTCGGACAGACCGCATTATGCTTACCCCGCTAACCAACCTCGACGCTGCAATGGAACAGGAATACGCGAAGGGGGAAGTGGCCGGTATCCGTCTCGTCCTGCGCCTCCCGGAGCAAACGGTGGAGGATTTAGGTTTCGAGATTCAGCAGCTTATCAATCAGATGAAGGAGGAAGAGAATGAGCGGGGAGAATGAAGAAAGTGGCGCACCAGCGGCCAGCACAGCGGATACCGAATCCGTTAAGTGGGAGGACTTGAACTCGACGGTGCCAGGGATTGACGACCACGGCGACGACGAGGGGGACGAGGAAGAGTCATCTTCCGACGCCTCGGAGGGGAGCGATGAAGACCCTTCTGATGGTGCTTCTGACGACGAGGGGGATACCCCAGTCGATGCGGCGTCAACCGCAGATGCTGTTGCTGGAGGAACGGAGAACGAGGAAGGGGCTGCCCCAGTCACCGAATCGGTCGCGGAGGAAGTGCAGGAGCTCACGCCTGAGCAGATTGCCAAGCGACAATCCGACTATCAGGAATGGTTGGATGAGCAACGGAAGGGCTTGGAGACAGTTTACAAACTGGACGACGAGACCGCTGAGCAACTCCAAACGGAGCCAGAGTTGGTGCTACCGAAGCTGCTTGCGAACATGCACTTAAACCTGCAACGCTCGCTGCTGGAAGGGATGCAACAAATCGTGCCGCAGATGCTGGAGAAAACGCAGAAGGTGAGTGCACGGGAACGGCAGGCAGTCGATACGTTCTACGGTGCTTATCCGGAGCTGAAGCCACATCACGATAAGGTGCTTGAGATTGGCAAGACGTACCGCCAGCTCAACCCGAAGGCAACTCCACAAGAGGCGACAAAGGCCATCGGCCTGCTCGCGGCACAGATGCTGGGGGTGGAATTGAAGGGCGGGAAATCCGCAGGGCAGAAGAAAGCAACGCCGCATACTCCGGTTCGTCCGGCAGGTAAAGGCGGGGCGCTTCCGGCTAGCGGGAAGAAGTCCGGAGATAACATCTTCGCGGATTTGCTGGACGACTAAGCTGATGGTAGAATGGGGGAGGTTTATTCTAAATGAATGTCCCCCGATTAAACCATATCAAGGAGAAACAAAATGGCAATTCTCGGAATTCGCGGTACTGGTGACTGGGGCACGGATGAACGCCCCAAGAACTTTCG